GGAAGCCTCGCCGCGCTCGCCGAGCGCGACGCCGCCGATCCGTTCGCGAAACCCACGCCGGCCCCCGTCGCACCGACGCCGACCGACGAGGAGGTTGCCGCGACCGTCGGCGCCCTGGCGGAGAAGTGATGCCGCTCGAATTCTCGCGCGTCGTCGTCGCCGCGCCGCTCGTCTCGCTGACCGTCGCCAAAGACCATCTGCGCCTCACCGACACCGCGCACGATGCGGACGTGACGCAGAAGCTCGAGGCGGCGCAGGAACAAGTCATCGCGAAGCTCGGCCCGGCCGCCGATGCGACCTGGACCGAGACGACCGTGCCGCGGCCGGTGCGGCACGCGATCCTGATCCTGCTCGACGCCTTTTATGAGCGCCGCGGCGGCGATGAAGGATCCGAGCAACTCCGCAAAGCCCTGCAGACCGTCGATCTGCTGCTCGCGCTCTACCACGATCCGAGCCTGGCATGAACAGCGGCGCGCTGCGGCAGCTCGTCACGCTGGACACGCCAAACGGCTCAAACGGCTATCTGCCGCTCGATCCGCCGACCTGGTGGTGCGCGGCGTTCAGCCAGGGCGTTGACCAGGCCACGCTGTTGACGGGCCGCTTCCATCCCGGCATCAACACCGCGACCCGCGTGCACTACGCCAACGGGCGGATCTTCCAGGTCGATTCCGTCATCAACCGTGAGGAGCGCGACGTCGAACTGGTCGTCACCTGCCGGGAGGTCTTTACCTGATGGCGCGTCATGCTGGGCGGTCGCGTCTCGGCGCCGTGACGTGGACGGGCCTCGACAGCTTTCTGGACGAGTTGCGGGTGCTCGATGCCGGGATGACCGAGGAGGCGAACGAGATTTTCCTCTCGGTCGCCGAGTCGGCGCGAGCGGCGATCGCCGCGGCGTATCCCTTCAAGTCGGGCGCCCTCCGGGCCGGCGTGATCACCCGCAAGCCGAAGCAGGGCGGCCTGCTCCTGGCGGGCGTGGAACTGGTGCAAACGGCGCCGCACGGCTGGATTTACGAGAAGGGGACCAAGGTCCGCGAGAACAAGGCCGGCCAGAACCGCGGCCAGATGCTGGGTACGCCGACCTTCGATCCGATCGCCGCCCGCTATCACCGCGCGGCGATCGATGCCGTGATCCGGCGCCTCGAGGCCAAAGGCGCGTCGCGCGTCACGCGCGACGTGGCGTAAGGAGACACCAAATGTCGATCAAGACCGGACGGTACGGCAAAGTCAGTTGGGATCCGGCGGGCGGCTCGGCGCTCGTGCAGATCGTCTCGATCAATGCCTGGAAAGGCAGTTTCAAGACCAAGTACGAAGACGTTTCCTGCTTCGGGGACACAAATGTGGTCTATATCCCGGGCCTCATGGATATCTCCGGAAGTTTCGAGGGCTTCTGGAATTCCGCCGAACTGGCGATGTTCCGCGCGGCGATGTCGCCGACGCCGGGGACGCTGCAGTTGATGCCGAACACGACCGAGTCGGCGTTTTTCTGGCAAGGCTCGGCGTACATGGATGCCGAGATCGATTGCTCACTCGACGCGCCGAAAGTCAGCGGCGAATTCAAGGCCGCTGGCGCGTGGACCGTGCCGGGCACGGTGGTCGCGACCGGCGCGGGACCGGGCACCGGCAACGGCAGCTTCACGCCGGCCGGGGCGACGCCGCCGGCGAACTTCGCGGCGCTGTCGACCGTGACGGCGAACCCGGCGACGAACTGGACGACGGGGCAGTTCATCCAGCTGGGCGACGGCTCGAAAGCCAACTGGAACGGCACGACCTGGGTCGTCGGCGTGCACGCGTGACATGTTCGAGGGCGACGTCACGCTGCGCGGCCTCGAGGCAACCGTGGTGTGGGGCTATCACACCGCCGCCGTCTGTCGCGCCTGGACGGTGCAGCGCACGCCGCAGGGGCACTGGACGCTGCAGGCGCAGTTGCAGCGCGCCGATGCCTTTCAGCTCCGACAGCGCGACCTGAAATTCACCGCGCCGCGGGTCGGCGGGTTCTTCTGCTGGCCGATCCTCGGCGTCACCCTGGGCGAGACCACCTTAGCGGCGCACCTCGGGCCGCCGGAGTCCTAGATGGAAACCCTCGCGATGTCGCGCGTCGTCACGCCGGGTACGACGCGCCTGGCGCTCTCGAACGGCGATTTCCTGATCGTCAAACAGCGCCTGAATGCCGGCGAGACGATGGACCTGTTCGAGCGCGCCGCGCCGGATGTCGACCTGACGACGCCGGGCGCGCTGGGACGACTCCCGCCGGCTAAGGTCGGCATGGCGATCATTACGGCCTACCTGCTCGACTGGAGCGTGACCGACCTCGAGGGCCAGGTGATCCCGATTCGCGGCGCGTCGGCCGAGGACAAAGCGTCGGCGCTGCGCCTGCTCGACTTCGACTCGCTGATCGAAATCATGAACGCCGTCACCGCGCACGACGCGACGACACGGCAGGAAAAAAAACGCCCGGGCACCGCGAGCGCCTCGTGAGAACCCTGGCGATCGCGCGCCGCTGTCACTGGCGCTACGAATGGGTCGAGGCGCTCGACGCCGAGGTCTATCAGGTGCTGTGCGAGGAGCTCGTGAAGGAACAGGCCGAGATCGAGCGAGGCCGCCGGTAGATGGCCATCAGTGCGCAGTTCACCGCGGACTTCTCCCAGTTCACCACCGCGGCGGAGGAAGCGAAGACGGCGCTCGGCGGCGTCCAGACCGCCGCCGAGGGCATCGACCTCAACGCGCAAGCCGAGCAGGCCGGCCGCGCGATCGTCGACCTCGGGCGCACGGTCACGACCTTCGCGAGCGATTACATCAAGGCGTTCGCCGAAGAGGAAGCTGCGACGGCGCGCCTGACCGCCGCCCTGCAGGGGCAGGGCCTCCTCACCACCGAGACGATCGCGAACTACGCGGCGATGGCGGAGCAGTTCCAGGCGACGACCCGCTATAGCGACGACGCCATTACCGCCGCGCAGACCGCACTGACCACGATCGGGAAGCTGGGCCCTGAGCAGATGGCGCCGGCGATTCAGGCCGCGGTGAACCTCGCGGCGCGGCTCGGGATCGGGTTGCCGGAGGCGGCGCAAAAGATGGCGGTCGTCATCGGCTCGGATGGCGCCAAGCTCGGCACGCTGAAGAAATACCTGACCGACGTCGAACTGAAAGGCAAGGACGCGAGCGAGATCATCGCGATCTTCAACAGCAAGTTCGGCGGCGCCGCCGCGGCCGACATGGAGACGACCGAAGGCAAGCTCGCGGCGCTCAACAACAAGTTCGACGACTTCAAGGGCAAGGTCGGCGGCGCGCTCGCCGAGGCGCTGACGCCGTTTCTCGAGGCGTTCACGAGCCTGTCGCCGAAAGTGCAGACGCTGATCCTCGGGGTCGGGGGGCTCGTGCTCGCGCTTACGCCCGTGGCGATCGCCTTCGGCACGCTCGTGACCGCGATCGGGCCGCTGATTCCGTTGATCGCGACGGTGATCCCGGCGGCGCTCGCCAGCCTAGCGGTCCTGATGGGGCCGGCCGGCCTGGTCGTTGGCGCGATCGTCGCCGTCTATGTCGCGTTCAAGAACTGGAGCGCGATCGTCGACATCGCGCGCAGTGTCTACGAAGGCGTCAAGCTCTGGCTCGTCGACAAGTTCGTCGCCATCGCGGCGGGCGTCAAGGGCGTCATCGACACGATCATCGGGTACTTCCGCATGCTCTTCATGGCGGCGATCGGCGGCTCGTACGTGCCGGACATGATCGACGGCATCGCGTCGGAATTCGCGAAGCTCGATCGCGTCATGCTGCGCCCGGCCCTCGAGGCAGCCAGCGGCGTCACCGGCGCGATGAGCGGGCTGTCGGGGCCGAGTCTCGTGGCGACGGGCGGCGGCGGGGCGGTCACCAACACGTTCTACGTCAACGGCACCGCGGAGGACGTCGCGCGCACGATCTCGGCGGAGATCATGCGGTCGATGAAAGCCGGCGCGAAGGTGAGCGCGTCCTGATGCCGCTGCAGCCCGCGATCCTCGGCACCGCGCGCCTGAACAACTTCCGGCTGGCCTATCTCCCGGCCGCGCTCATTCCGCCGCGCGAGACGCGTGTCGGGATCTGGCTGAATGGCGAGTACGTCACGCACCGCGTCCGGCGCAAAGGGTTCTCGATTCGCGACGTGCTGAACGACGCGCCGAACACCTGCAGCCTCACGCTCGAGGGCGAACCGGCGCCGGAGCCGGCGATGCGCCTCAAGATCACCCTCAACAGCAACACGCCGCGGCTGCTCTTCGAAGGGTCGCTGCAGACGGTCGATACGACGTACCAGGGACGGCCGCAGTTTGTCGCCTACCCGTGCCGGGCGATCGACGACACGCCGCGGGCCAATCGGCGCCTGCCGTTCCGCGCCTGGATGAACGTCTCGGCGACGACGGTGGCGCAGGAACTCGTCGCCGCCTTCGCGCCCGGGTTCACCGCGACGCACGTCCAGGCGGGCCTGCCGACGGTCACCGTGGCGTTCGATGGCACGGAAGGGCTGAACGGCGCGCTGCGGCAGATTGCCAAGTTGATCGGCGGGTACTTCTACTGGGAAGCGGCCGACCTGCATTTGTTCCTCGAGGAGCTGACCGACGCGCCGGAGCCCGTCGACGGCACGGGCCGGCTGCTGATGCACGATCCGCCGATTGTCGCGGACGCCGACGACTCGCAGCTGCGCACGCGCGTCTACGGCAAGGGGCACGGCGAGGCGCTGCTCTGTGATGTGCTCGCGAGCGAAACCATCCTGCCGGTCAAGGACGTCACGCTGTTCAACCCCGGCGGCGGCCGGGCGATTGTCGGCGTCACGCCGGATGGCTCGACCATCATCCAGGTCGCGTATACCGGCGTCCACGTCGGCGGCCTTGGTGCGCTCGTCGGAACCGGCGCGCTGCCGAGCGGGGCGCCGACGCTGACGCTTGCGGGCGGGGTGGGGCTCGCGGCGGGTGTCTACAAGTACGCCTACACGTTCGTCACGCCGTCCGGGGAATCGCTGCCGGGGCCGCTCGGCACCGTCACGATTTCGGGGGCGACGCCGCCGCCGGCCAGCGGCCCGACCGTGGGCGTGCCGGCCGCGGGTGGCGCCGTCGACGTGGGCATCCACGACTATCAGGTGACGTATGTGACGGCCCTCGGGGAGACGACGGTCGGCCCGGCGTCGGCCGGCGTCGTCGTCTCGGCGATCGCGTCCCCGACCCCGGCGCCCACGCTCGCCAACGATGTGAGTGCCGGCGTGTCGTCGATTTGGAGCACCGGCGACTCGATCGTGATGACGTACACCTATGTGACCGCGGCGGGCGAGACGGTCTCGGCGGGCAACTCGAACGCCGTGACGGCCGTCACCTATAGCGGCGGCGCGACGGCCCGCGGGATGCTCCTGAACGTCGTCGCGTCCACCGATCCGCGCGTCACCTTCATCAAGGTCTATATCCGCATCAACGGGAGCTTCGCGTTCTCGAACCAGTACAGCAATGCGACGGGCAACAAGATTATCAACGCGGGCGTCGCGAGCGGCGCGCCGCCGGCTGTGGCGACGGGCGTCTATCAACAGATTCCACTGACCGCGATCCCGGTCGGCGATGCGACGGTCACGGGCCGCAAGCTCTATCGGCGCTTCAATGGGGGCGGCACCTATAAGCTCGCCGCCACGCTCGCGAACAACACCGCGACGACCTACACCGACGCGCTCGCCAACAGCGGGCTGGGCGCCGTCCCGCCCGCGGTCAACACCGCGGTGTCGGCGCAGGTCGCGCTGTCCGGCATTGCCGTCGGCGGCGGTGCCACGACCTCGCGCAAGATCTACCGCACCGTCGCGAACGGCGCGCAACTGAAACTGCAGCAGACGATCGCCAACAACAGCGCGACGACGGGCGTCACCGATGCAACCGCCGACGGCAGCCTCGGCGCGAACGCGCCGACCTCGGATACCTCGCTGCTGCTGCAGCCGGCCGGCCAGGTCAACGCGGGCAGCACGACGATTCCGGTCGCGACGGCGGCGCCGTTCCCGCCAGTAGGCGGCTGGGTCGAGCTCGATGGCAATCAACTCGTGCGCTATGCGGCGGTCAGCGGCAACAGCCTCCTCGGGATCCCCGCGGCCGGCCCTGGTGCCATCGTCAGCACGGTCGTCTACAACACGGTCGCGACCGCGCGCCCGGCGCTCGTCGGCGTGACCGGGTTGACCGAGGTGATGCTGAAAGGCTCGCTCGTGCATCTCTTCGTCCAGCGAGACGACGTCACGGCGCAGTCGGTCCTGGGCGCGCGGGATCTGAGCGACGGCATCATCGAGCATCTGCTCGTCGATCGCCGCCGCGGCGAAGCCTCGCTGGTCGCGCTCTGCGATGCCGACCTGGCGCTGTTCAGCCGCTCGATCATCACCGTGCGCTACGCGACCCGTGACGTGAAGACGAAGAGCGGCAAGCCGGTCGTCGTCACGCTCACGAGCCCGTCGATTCACGAGACGCTGACGATCCAGGACGTCACGATCACCGAGATCGATGTCAGCCCGGGCGTGCCGCCGCGCTACACGGTCAGCGCGACCAGTGTGCGGTACTCGCTCGAGGACACCTTGCGCCGCGTGTCGGCGCTGTTGGCGGAGTAACCGATGCCGCTCGACAGAACATGGTACGGGACGTTGATCGACGACGACGGCTCGAACACCGTCGGCACGATCTGGAACAAAGCCGCCGTCGATGCGTTGATGGATGCGGTCGACGCCGAGCTCGTCGACACCGTGCCGACGGCGCTAACGACGACGGGCACGGTGCACAACTGGGCGCCGGGCCTGCACGGCGACACGCTGACGCGCTGGGCTGGCGCGAGCGACCTGACCGTCACCGGCCTGGCCGGCGGCGTGGCGGGGCAACGCTGGCGCTTCCGCAATACCGGCAGCGCGGTCGCGTACTTCGGGCACAACAACGGGTCGTCGCTGTTTCAGAACCGCCTGCTGAATACGGCGACCTCGCAGGCGACGCCGGTGGCCGCTGGCGGCTCGCTGACCTACGAGCACGACGGATCGCAGTGGTTGCTGGTCGCGCACGAGCAAGGCGCCTGGATTACGCCGACCTACAGCGGCGCCAACTTCACGAGCAATGTGGGATCGTGGACGGTCGATGCCGGCGATGTCACGCGCTACGCCTTTCGACTCTCGGGGAAGTCGCTGACAGCGACGTGGTACCTGCAGACCACGTCGGTGACCGGCACGCCGACCGTGCTGAAGATTGCGGTGCCGGGCGGGTTCACGGTGGTCGGCTCGTCGCTGCATCCGATCGTGCATGACGACGCCGGCGGCGGCAATGCGGGCAGCTTCTGTCTGCCTGGCGGGACGTCGATCGACTGCTACAAGACCTACGGGACCGGGTCGTTCGCGAATGCCACGAACACCACGAGACTCTTCGGCACGATCACGATCGAAGTGAATTAACGAAAGGCGGCGCGGTATGGCTGTCGGATTACCGGTTACGAAAAGTGAGATCGACTCCCGCGCCGGCGACATTGCGCGCAGCTTTCAGCGACTTGGCGGCGACGTCGCGACGCTCAAGGGCTACCTCGACGCGACGCCGGAGGCTGACCTGATCGCGCTCGGCTACACCGCGGGCGACGTGCCGATCTTGAAGTCCGCGATCGCGGACCTGCACCAACTGCTCGTCACCATCGGCACCGGGAAGGAAGCCCTGGCGGCGCCGAAAGACTTCACGCAGTTTGCCCGGCAGTTGTGGGGCGTGGGCGCATTCTAGAAAGGCGGCGGGTATGCTGACCGCGCATCTGTTCGCGTTGATTCTCGCGATCATCTGCTTTCTCATCGCGGCGAAACCGCCGGCCGGGGTGAACGTGCACATGGAGTGGCTTGGCGCGGCGTTCGTCGTCCTCGCGTGGCTGGTGTAGGAGCGTTATGCAGAACTGGAGTCAGGTGTTCGCGGACACGCTCGCCGAATTCGAGAGCACCATCGTCCCGGCCGACCAGGGCGACGCCGGGAAAGGCCAGGTCTGCGTCCGCGCCGGCTACACCATCCACACCGTCTGGGATGCGAACGTCGGCTACATCAGCAAGAGCGCGGGGCAGACGCAGTTCAACGGCGTCGCGGTCGACGCGCTGCTCGATAAGTCGGATGGCACCGGCGCCGACTATCTGACCGACGTCGACCTCGGCAACGGCACGCGGGAGATCCGGCTCGCCTACACGCCGTATGCGCCGCCGCCGCCCGGCACGGTGCTGCCGCCGACCAACTGGGTCGCGCCGACCGCCGCGTACCTCGAGCTGCCCGGCCCGCTCACGCTCAGGAGCGACCCGCCGGAACCGGGACCGGAGCCGCCGCCGAACGGCACCGAGGAGATCCTGCTGCGCCTCGACGTCATCGAGCAGCAGCTCGTCGACGCCGCCGCGGCGCAGGCCGCCGACACCGCGGCCATCATCAGCGCGATCGAGGATTTCCGCGGCTACGTCGTGGACGTGGTCGAGGACGTCGAGAGCTTCGTCAACAAACTCGGGCGGGGCATTCTCTTTATCCGCCGGCATCGGCCCGACGACGAGGCGCCGGTGCCGTGAGCGACGCGCGCCGGGATGCCGCGACGTTCACGGCCCGGCTGAAAGAGCGCGACGCGCTCATCGCGCAGCTCCGGCTGCGCCTCAAGCTGATCCGCGACTGCAACCGCACCGACGCGAAGTGCTGGCTCTGCGCGCAGTGCCTGACGCTGGCGTGGGACGAGGACTAGCGCGGCTCGAGCGTGTAGCCGAGTGCGCCGACGCGGGCCAGGCGCTGGCCGCTCTGGTGATCGATGACGCTGATCCGGGGCGTGGTGGGTATCCCGACTTCCGCGCAGGCGATGGCGAGCATGATCGTCGCCTGCTTCTTCTTCTGGGCGTCGAGCCCGAGCCACGTCGCCGGGGTGATCGCGGCTTCATGGGCGGCGCAGTCCAGCCGCGTCACCGCCTTGATCGATTGGAGCGCCGCGACGGCTTTGGTCGCCTCGTCGTGTTCCGCGGCTC